AAGAATGTGATTAACATCGCAGGCCTGCTTTTCACTTTGACGCGTCTTAGACGGCTTGTGAAAAGAAAGAGAAGAACCCTGACGAGAATAAGCCTTACGAACAGATGGACGAGAAGATTTAGTCATTTTTTGCTCCGTTTATTTTTAGGAAGAAAGAAATCATATTTACCGGCTTCATAGTTCTTACGAACAGCCGATTTAGCAGTAGGACCGATGTTACCAAGCTCGTGAAGACGCTTGCGAACAGGATCAATAAAGCCACGAGAAAGATTTTGAGCACCGGCAGCAGCACCGGCAAGGCTTTTAAGATTGGCGTACTTACGGCCAGCTTTATCAGCAGTATCAACAGCAACAGCAGAAGTATGAGCCTGATTAAGAACAGCCTGAGACTTAGCAGAAATGGCCTGGGCATCGAGAAGGCGCTCATTGGCACGCATATTACGAAGTTCCTGGGCAACAATAGGAGCACGACCAATAGACTTGGCAGAATTAGCCAGATGTTCACCTTCAGGAACAACAGGCGCCATAGGAGAAGACCCCATTGAAGGAGTGCCACCAGCTGAGAGAATAGGATTAAGGCCAGCAGCTTTTAAATCAGCAACCTCCCACTGGTGACGGGATTGCATCATCTCACGATTAAAAGCACGAGCAGCCTCAGCCTCACGAGCAGCCGCCTTATTTTGAGACTTAGCAGAAGAAGAACCAAAAAGGCCTGAAAGAAGAGAGCCACCAACCTCAGAAATAATAGCACCGGTTACCGGGTCCATGATAACTCCGTATCGTGTTGAATAAATTTTTCGCAATCACGCTTAGCTTGCAAAGTAGTACGATGGAACGGCCCAAATATCTTAAGCCGTTCCTCATAGACACGTTTAGCGTCTTCGTATGTCTTATAACCAGACACTAGAAGTGATCAATCAAGCCAGGAACCGAGAAGACCGGCATAGGACGAGTACAACGAAGTTTTGTAAAACTATCCAAAATAAAGTGCGGCTCCGAAGGAACAGCCACAACGCGGTCAACAGGTGGATTCTCAACAATGAATTCATCATTAAGAACAGGCAAAGCGGAAAACTCCTGGGCAAGATGCCAAGCATCGAGAGACTGGGCATCATTAGAACGGAACTTACCAGTGATCAAAGAGGGCTTATAACGATATTCGGCGTAGCGTTCCTGGTAACCAAAAACCTCATCGTCAGCAGAAGTACCCTGGAGATAAATCTCCTTATTAAGAACAGCCTGTTCACCAAGATGAGCCAAAGCGGGCCAGTAAAAATCCCACCTGGTACGACGTGACCACATACGATTAAGGCCTTGCTGATAATTCAAATCAGCACGAATAGAAACAAGACCAATAATGATGCCATGCTCCGTGAAGGACTTCATAAAACCATGATCGGCTGCGGAGAACGTACCGAAAGCAGCCAGATTACCTTGAGGCGTATCGTTAGACTCAGAAGTCTGTGGAACAGCAGAAATATTAATCGGTCGTGAACCACCGCCGAGATATTCAGGTCTCTGGAGACGAGCATCAGGCGAGATAACACCAAAATGAGAACGGAGTATCTCAGTGTAACGAGTACCGCCACGAGCGTCTCGTTCATACAATCTCTGTATTTGAAAGGCAGTCCTCATTTCGTTAATGGTAGCGGCAGTAACAGCAGACAAATCAGCATAAATCTCAGGATAAGCAGTGTTCACATTGTTATTAGTGACCTGCACCTTAAGATTCGTACCAGAAGCATAAAGCGGATAAGTAGAAGTGCCAGAAGGCCCCTCACCGGTTTGACGAATAGTAGAATCTGGACCACTAATAGTGCCAGTAGTACCAGAATAACCCAAACCAGTGACTGGAGCGTTACCAGTCAAAGGAAGAGGAACAGCAGGCCCTTTCTGGGGCCAGGGCAAGCAAGAAGTAAAATAATCGTGACGCTTACCACGAGGTAAAAGAACGTAATCAGCAGGATTGTCGGGACCATCATCTAAATCAACAACGACAGAATCCTGTAAATTCTCATCACGGAACCACTCATTCCAAATCAAATTGTAAGCACGAGGAATAAGATTGTCGAAAGAAAACGCATTGGAAACTTGCGTAGGAAGACCCATATAGTCATGTAAAGACTGATTAGCAAATCCACCAGTAGCATGAGGATTAGGACACTGAGGCACTAAAAAATCAGTGCTATCATCAGGGTTGCGCTGCTCACCGTTAAACTTTTGCCAATTATCCCAAACAAGACGATTGGGAACAAAAAAGAAAAACGTATCAACAAAAAGATTATCCATGATCGGATAAATCGGAGTCGCCATACGACCAAACAAAGTGGATTTTAGGTTAAAGGTATCACCTGGAAGAACCTCATCAACGAAAAACGGGACAAGCTGCCCCGCATCCATAGTCGTTTTGTAACCACAAGAACGATCAAAAGAAGAACGCTGAATCTGTGGTGAAGGCACCACAGAAAAAGAGTGCTGAGAGCCGACCGTTGACGGCAAGGAAGGATTAGCGTGTTTCAAAACTATTCTCCGACAGCTTTAAGGTTACGCTCGCGAGCAACACGAGCAGCAGCTTCGCCACCGGCAAGAATAAGCTCAGGAGTCTGAGACTTAATTTCACCAGTGTCCTGGTCAAAAGAACCGACCTTATACAAACGAAGGTCAATAGAACTTTTGAAAAAATCATGCTGAGGGTCTGCGACTGCAGCAGAAAAACCACGAGCAGCTTCGCCATCAGTACGCTGCATAACAGGAGCGAGCCACACCAGGGCGACCGCGTCATAAATTGAATAAAGATTCATCGCTCATAAGACCTTTGTAAGAGATTAAAACGCTGATTCAGTATTGTACGCTTGGCATCGAGAGCGGCAAGCGTAAAATTGTGTTGATCATCATCCAGCCGATCATGGCGGTTTTGCTTGATTTCTTCAAACAAAACAGGATTAGAAACAGACAACAATTTATCATAATAACGGGGAACCGGAAAACGCCGGTCGTCAATGATGACCTGGTCATCAACGTAAACATCAGATAGCCCATACCTGGCAAACCAGTATTTGCCCAAGGCATGTTTACGAGAGCAATCAACAAACTCAGGAACACGAGAACCAGAGGCCCAAATCTCTCCGGTATCGTGATCGTAAACATCAAGACCATAATGATCACCGGCGGCATCGCCGGTAATCTTCTTGGTTATATACCTGGCAACATACGCAGCAGACTCCCAGGTAACAGAACCAATAGCACAACGACCATAGGGCCACAGGCGTTCAAGAGTAGCAGAACGATAAACGTTCTCTCCGCAATCGGAAACAAAGTCCAGTTGCTTATCAGTAAATTCAACACCAAATAAACAACTGTGATAATGAGGGCGACCAAAACGCTCTCCATACTCACCACAAGAAAGGTGAGTAAAAACGGGTTGACCAACGATAGAACGAGCGCGAGCAATAACAAGATTCTCAATCATATAATCCTTCAAATCAGATATGAACTTACGAAGATGATCGGGATTCAATGTGTATGAATCACCGGCAAGAATAGGAACATGTGCAGGCGCGTATGTAAGCGTAAGAAATGAAGAGCAATAATTCCAGACCTGCAGCTCATGATATGCACGAACAGCCCAATCGCGTGAACGAGCAATACGACAGTGAAGACAGCCACCACAAGGATGGGTCTCTATAACGTAATGAACATGAGAATAAGCACCATTGGCGATATAAGCCTGACCTCGACGCTCAAGAAATTTTTCACGATCGAGATAGATACGAGGATAGCCAAGACCGGCATCAACGCCGGAAGGTAGAGCATAAGGAACTGGGGACGTACACATTTGACACTCCTGACCGAGATTGTGTAATAATGGGGTGTGTGATCGCCCCCCTGGAACTGACCGTCCAGGGGGGCATTTGACTACATACGCCAGCCACCACGCATGGGCTGACGGGGTAAATTTTGTGGTTTAGCAGTACCAGGCTTTCCCTTTTGGAACCTACGGGAAGACTCTTTTCTGGAAAGTTTAATTCGTTTTTTCGACATGAAAAACCTCACTAAAAAAGGGGGGGGAATTTGTGTAATGAAAATTCCGGGCATATTGACATCAAGGGGGTACAATATGCCCGATTTTCCCAACTTACACTTTGGGAAAACCCAACTCACCACAAGGAACAGCCACCGTCTGAAAACCTTTAACACAGTTAAAGGAAAGCAAACCTGGATAATCATTGCGGTAATTAAAACAAAACATCAAAAACCCTTTAGTCATTCACTCGGCTCCTTTGGAGCCGGGCCGGACGTTCCACCGGCGGCTGCGCCGCCACCGGCCTGTTGCTCGGCGGGGGGTGAAGGGAGTCCCAGTACGGGATAAAGGGATGGATCCAGAGTGCCGGTTTCAATAGCATTTAAAAAGGCAGCAGGATCATTACGATAAAAATCCCTAACAGCAGAAGGGAGAGCATCAAACGCATTACCGGCAGAAATAACGGTATTTAAAGCGTCGTGATAATCAGCAGCAGCAATAGAAGCAACATCAGCATAAATACCAGGACTTTTTTGAACATGATTAAGAACGCCGTCTTTGGCGTACCTGGCAAGAATGTGATTAACATCGCAGGCCTGCTTTTCACTTTGACGCGTCTTAGACGGCTTGTGAAAAGAAAGAGAAGAACCCTGACGAGAATAAGCCTTACGAACAGATGGACGAGAAGATTTA